GGGAGCAGAGAAAGCAACAACGCTGTACTACTCACAGACAGGAGTCTGGTTCGATGAGGCAGGAGAACCGTATAAGGTTGTGGCGTGGATGCCGCTTCCGGAAGCGTTCAAAGGATAGAAGGTGATAATTTGCAGGAGAAACGAAGCAGAAAAGAGCAACGGCGGGACAGACAGCAGCATTACGAGGAACTGGAGAGCTGGCATGATGCAAAGGCGTTGGAGAGATTCCGAAGACCGGCTTACCAGAGCGTAAGCGTTGCAGAATATTTGGCAAGGAAGTATGACATTACAGCGGAGGTGGATACCGGTGGACAAGGGCATTTTGATTGAGTACGCAGATATGAAAGAAGAGATAAAGGATCTGCGCCGGAGAATTGAAAAAATCCAGAAAGAATTGGATAAACTGCATGGACAAATTGTTGTGGATTCGGTATCATGTGGTAAGAAGGGCAAGAAGCCACTTGGTACGGTGAAGATCACTGGCAGACCGGTCGGTGTGATTTCCAGAAAAGAGCAGCTGCTGAAAAAGCGGAACAGAAGGCTTGAGGAGCTGGAGGAAGAACTTCTGGAAATGACAATCCAGGTGGAAGAGTACATAGAATCCATTGAGAAGAGTGAACTGCGGATTATCTTCCGACTGTATTTTCTGGATGACTTATCGTATCCAAAGGTTGCAGATCAGATGAACAAAATGTTCCCGAAGCGCCGGATCCGGTACACGGACGAGAATATTAAGAAAAAAATTCAAAGATATTTTGCAAATGTCCCGCAAAGTCCCGATAAAAAGTGATAAAGTATAAACTGGAATTGATGGAATGTAACAAGATAAGACATTTTTGATGGTTCCTCCTCTGATATTTAAAACCATGAAAAGACACCTGGTATTGCCGGGTGTCTTTTTCGTTGCGTAATGTCGAAAAATGAGATATTATGGGAATAGTTTTAGGTGTTGCGAGGAGGAAGAAGATAAAAGAGTATCTGGCATATGAACTGGCAGAGGAACTTGAAAAGTACAACATTACGATTATCGCATAGATAATGACATCTCCTTAAAAATAATATATCACACGTAACTTGGTAATAAGAGAGCAAGCCGGCATTATGCAGTATCTGCTGTGTAAGTGCCGGCAGAAAGGGCAAAAGGAAATGGCATCAGTAATGTTTACGGTTCCGGGCAAGCCGCAGGGGAAAGCCAGGGCACGGACGTATTATAATGCAGCAACAAAGAAGCATTGTTCCACCACACCAGATAACACAGTTCTGTATGAGAACTTTATCAAGGACCGGTATCTGCAGGTGGCGAGGGGAGCGTTCCTGGAAAGAGAAAAGCCTGTGACGCTCCGGATCATTGCGAGGTATCTTCCTCCAAAGAGCGTATCGAAGAAACGGAAGCTTGATATGCTGGAGGGAAGAGAACTGCCGCTGAAGAAACCGGATATGGACAATATTGTAAAGGTGGTAGCAGATGCACTGAACGGAGTTGCTTATCACGATGATACGCAGATCGCATTGGTTCAGGCAAAGAAATGTTATTCGGCAGTAGAAGGACTGGATGTGACAGTTGAGGAGTATACCGGATAAAAAGGAAGGAAATGTAAAAAGTGGCAGGACGACCAAAACAAGGAATTGATTATTCCGGATGGTCGGTTGACATATTCGATGGCGATAAGAAGATAGACAAACTTCTTGATGCAAAAGGATGGAAGGGATTCGGGATCTACTTCTTTTTGTGTCAAAGGGCATATAAAGTAAACGGATATTTTTATGAATGGGGCTATGACGACTGTGCAACGACAGCAAGGCGGATGGGCGGCGGCATCAGTTCCGGTACAGTAAAAGAGACTGTGGATTACTGCCTGCAAGTGGATCTTTTTGATAAAAGGTTATTTGACAGGTGGGGGATCTTGACCAGTAGAGGTATCCAGCGTCGTTTTTGGGCGGTACTATCCGAGCGGCGGAGTAAAACAGTATATGGTGAGTATTGGCTTTTGAAACCCGAAGAATGCAAAGGCCTAGTTAAAGTCAGCTTATTTTCGGATGTGCAACCGACAAATGATGATGTGCAAGGGACAAATGAGGATTCGCTTTATAGAAAGGAAAGTAAAGTAAAGAAAAGTAATGTATATAAGGGCGCTTTCAGCGATTCTTCCCTTGAATCAGCTTTTCAGTTCTATCTCCTTGTCCGATCACAGAACTGGGGAGAGATCTCTGATGAGCAGGTAAACGCTTTGAGGGAAGATCTTCTATCGCTTTCTTCTGATTTGGCTGAACAGAAAGCAATCCTGAATAAAGCTGCAGCTGGTGGATGGAAGAATTTATATCCTGTTCAAAGCAAGAGAAGGCCAAAAACAAAGAAGCAGCCAGAGAAACAGGGAAAGTTTAAGAATTTTGAAGAGCGTGAATATGAGGACATGACAGATCTTACAAGGAAGTTGATGCAGTGATGAAAAAGAAGAATGGGAAACATGGAAAACGAAGTACGTTCCTGCGAGTTGGAAGCAGGAAGAAACGGAAGATTATTAAGCGTGGGAAATAGGAGGATTAAACATGCTGATAGAAAAGACATTGAAAGAGGCATTGGCAGACTACATAAAAGGTAAACCAGTGACGGTATTATGGACAAGGGATGATGGAAGTATGGATGCCAGATTACTGTCCGATATCCTGGAACAGGAAGAAAATCATTTTCTGGTAAATGTTCCGGCATATCACAATCCGGAATTTGCGCAGGCAGTAGCTGAAATGGTAGAGCAGAAAGGAACAGATGACTGTAACAGAGAAGTAGCACCGGCAGGGACAACGGAGAAGGATGGAAGTACCCCCCCCCCTCACAGAGCCGGATCCGGTTGTGATTCCGGCAGAAAATAAAAGGGAGAAAGCTATGGAACTGGCAAAAGAAGGAAAAGGTGTTGCGGAGATCGCGCGGTTGATCAATGCAAAATACAGCACCGTGTATTTCTGGCTGAATCCGGATAAGTGCAAGAAACCAAAGCCAGAGAGCAATACGGCCAGTAATGCGGACCGGCACAAATGCAGGACCTGTATGTTCCGGGCAACAGGAAACACAAGGGGAGCTGGCTGTTCCTATATCGAGATAACAGGGCACAGCAGAGGATGCTCCGTGGAAGAGTGCAGCGTGTATCAAAAGGGAAATGCGGTGTCGAAGAGGAAGATGAAAGGATTTTATGAATGAGTTGGGCAGATAAGCAGTTAAAGAAATACAAGCTCCGAAAGCAGATAAAAGAGATCATGGATAGTCCGGAGTTCCAAAAGGAACGTCAGAAGGAACTGAACAAACACACAGCAGAGGCAATGAACTGTTTTCTGCTGATCAGCGTAGATTACCTGTACCGGAATTATCATTGCAGGAGAAAGGGAGTTTTGAAATATCTGAAATTTGTTTTATACCAGATGCATTTTGCGCAGAAGGACGAAGAGTATTTTCAGCTGATGAATGAGGAGCTGGAGAGGGAAGTTGGTGTGAATGTATTGGGGACGTTGAAAGGGGAGTAAGAAGATGAACAATAACTGGATTTCAACAGCAGATCGACTTCCGGATCAGCGGGAGTTCATAGAATCATACGTCAGAAGTGCGTATGCAGCGGAGTTCCTGGTTACGATCGAGGGAGCAGAGAAAGCAACAACGCTGTACTACTCACAGACAGGAGTCTGGTTCGATGAGGCAGGAGAACCGTATAAGGTTGTGGCGTGGATGCCGCTTCCGGAAAGGTATAGGGGATAATGGAAGATAAATATATAAAGACACTTGCATGGATAATTACAACGGTTGTAGTAATTATCGCAATGAAATGGACGGGATCGGCGTGGTGCTTATGGCGCTGTTCATTCCGGCAATGATAGAGTAGCAGAGAAGGTGATGAAACATTGTATAAAAACCAGGAAGGATATCGTGATCCGACAGCAGGCAAAGCCATCCAGGATGCAAGCCGTATTCCACATCATGTAAAGGAAGCACACAAAGCATTAAAGGATATAGCAAGTCTGCTTGGGTTTGAAGTTTTAGTATTAAGAGACAGGAAGACGGGGAGGGTATACCGATGGAAACAGTGAAAGAAGAGAATGAGAAGAAAAAGGAATACCTGAAACGGTACGGCAAAGCATTACGCCAGGAGAAGCGCATCGAGGAAGAATTGGAACGCTTAAAGCTGGATCGGATGCTTCCAGGAGCACTGGCAGCAGATGGGCTGCCAAAAAGCAGCAGCCTTTCTGATCTGTCAGATTATGCAGCAGAAGTGGATGAACAGGAACGGAAACTGGTGGAGCAGAGAAAGAAAAGAGTCAGGATCAGGATAGAGATCCGGGAAAAGATTGAGCAGATGGAAGATGAGACAGAGAAAGATATCCTGACTTATCATTACATAGATCTTATGAGGTGGAAAGAAATCTGTGAAAGAACAGGGTATTGCTGGCAGTATGTGCATAAAAAACATTCAGATGCATTGAAAAATTTTAAATATGCGATAGAATGCGACACTCAACCTGTGGTATAGTATATGCAGGTAAAGAAATGAAACGGGGCAGCAGTCAGCGAATGATTGCTGCTTTTTCTTTACTTCTGAGGTTTGGCGGCTTACTCGGATTCACACCGTTGATTGCACTGAAACAAGTAAATTCCTCTCTTAGTACATGATAAATAAAACCGCCGAAAAGGAAAGAAGGAAGTAAAATGATGAAAAATATCAATCCGCGAAGTGCCAACGGGAACTTAAGAAGAAAGCATCGGGCGAGGCTTAAAACAATAGGCGGAGAGTGTGGGATATGCAAAGGTAGGCTTGGTCCCATACATTACAATGAGCCAAGCGATAGTAAACATCCGTTGTCTTTTGTTATAGATGAAATCAAACCGGTGTCAAGGTGGCGAGAGTTTGGTTATAGTTCACGCGAAGCAGCGGCGCAGGACTGGAACAACTTGCAACCGGCGCATTATTGTTGCAATGCGGCGAAAAGCAATAAAACGCTGAATGAAATGCAGAGAAGCCAGCAAAAGCCAAAAATGAACGTGACAGATGGTGACTGGTAAGAGCTGCAACAGAGGGTGGGGAGGGTACCCCGCCGCGCGGCGGAGGCGACCACCGCCGTCCAGCGCCGATTTACACACAGGAAAATTTTCGAAAGGTGAATTTAGATGGGAAGAGCTAAGAAAATGGCAACTGTAACAAGCGAGGGAAGCCGCTTGGAACGCTTGGAAAATTTAGCACTGATTCTCGCAAAACAGATTGATATATGCGCGAAAGATGCTGTTGATGGTCCAAAGACAATGCCACAGCTCTCCAGGCAATACAGAGAAACAATCAAAGAAATCGAAGAAATAAAAGGAATGGAGAAAGACGATGACGAAATCGGAGAAATCCTGTCGGCACGAAAAGCTGATGGGAAGCCAGACACCGTCCGATAGAATTGTTCCGGATTATGCTTATACGGATGGCCCCGATGCGGTAAAAGTGCTTGCGGTCGGGAAATTGATTGTGGATCCGTGGCAGAGTGAAGTGCTGAATGATTGGATGGGGCGTACAGAGGATGATGTTTGGTCAGCGCCGACATGTGGCTTATCTGTTCCAAGACAGAACGGGAAAACACTGGATACTTCCGGGCGGATTGCATCCGGAATGATTCTGTATGCAGAATGGGTTATATACACAGCTCATCTGCAGAAAACTGCAACAGAAACCTTTATGGAATTGCGCGGCTTGTTTGAAAGCAGAGGACTCCGTAAGTATGTAAAAGAAATTAAGGCGGCACTCGGAAGAGAACAGATTATTCTAAAAAATGGTGGAAGAGTAGTATTTGTTGCCAGAACAAGGAATGGTGGTCGAGGACTGCATGGCGACTGTCTTGTGTTTGATGAAGCGCAGGAATTGACAAGCGAGCAGCAGGCATCTTTTTTGCCGGCAATATCAGCGTCAAGGAATCCACAGACGATTTATCTTGGAACGCCACCGGATGAAAATTGTACCGGCACAGTATTCCGGAAGATAAGAAAACGGGCAACGGAAGGTGAGAGCAAATCCACAGCCTGGACAGAATATTCTGTGAAAGAGATTGGAGATATTACTGATCGTCGGAGATGGGCGGAGTGCAATCCGGCATTAGGGCGCAGAATGACAGAAACAACCATAGCTGCAGAGTGTGAGCAGATGGATGTGGACACATTTGCAAGAGAGCGTCTTGGCTGGTGGTCGCCAATCAATAATGATCAGGATTATGCAATTGATAAGAAGAAATGGGAAGCGTGTGCTTCAGAAAAAGAAAAGCCGGAAGGGAAAACTGCTTATGGCGTAAAGTTTTCTTCTGATGGTTCGGCGGTAGCATTATGCGGAGCTGTCTGTCCGGATGCAGGGAAAGCGAGAATTTCACTGATCGAGCTAAAAGCAACTGACAGAGGAATCCAGTGGCTTGCGGACTGGCTGAATCAGAGATACAAGATGGCAAGCTGTGTGGTGATCGATGGAAGAAATGGAGTTGACTTCCTGATAGAGAAGATAACACCGGTGTGGAAATATAAGCAGTCAATTGTTCGACCGGCAGCAAAAGAAGTGATAGCAGCGGCGAGTCAGCTATCACAGGAAATCAATGAACAGACTGTAACATGGTATAAATACCAAGAAATACTGAATGAGTCAGCAATTACGTCTGTAAAAAGACCGATTTCCGGCGGCTGGGGATTTGGTGGAGAAAACTCAATCCCGATTGAAGCAGCAGCACTTGCACTCTGGGGATGCCGGACATCGAAACGAAATCCGAGCAGAAAGATGAGGGTAGGATAATGGAGTTAAATTTTGGAAGAGTAGAAGGATTACCACCGGAAGAACAACGGTGGCTTCAAGAATTGAAATACATATATGATTATCACAGAAGTGCGAATAGGAAAAAGCGCCGTTATTATAACGGAAAAGTCACACTGAATGAAGTGAATCTTGGGATTGCATTGCCAGCAGGTCTTGGAAAACTTGAGATTGGATGTGCCTGGGGAGCAAAAACCGTTGATGTACTTGCGGGAAGATCGATGTTTGATGGGTTTGTTACAGAAAATGGAACGAAGTCAGAAGATATGGATCAGATTATGAAAAGGAATCATTTGATAGCGGAATACAATAAAGCGGTCAAAGAAGAACTGAAATACGGTTGTGCATTTGCGGCGGTATCCGGAGAGGAAGATGATGCAAGAGTACGGTTTTATTCTCCACATTGTGCTGCAGCTTCGTGGAATGCACACGAAGGACGCATCCGATATGGATTTGCCTTTGAAGATGCGCGAAGAGACGAGTCGGATGTTACATGGTCTCCGGAACATGTAAATTTCTATACAGACACAGATATCTGGGAGCTGGATCGGATTGGAGGTACATGGTACGCTACGCAGAATCCCCATGATTTCGGAGAGCCCCTTATGGTGGCTTTGATCTGGGACGCAACAAACGATAAACCATTTGGTCAGTCAAGGCTAAAAGAGCCGGTCCGCAGGCTAATCCAGGGATATGTAAGAACAGTCGCAAATGCAACGATTGGACTGGAATTTGCAACTTCTCCACAGAAGTATCTGCTTGGGGTGTCAGATGAACAATATGATATGCTGATTGATAATAAATTCAAACAGTATGTTGGAAGTATTCTCTACAGTACCAATAATCCGGAGACTGGGGAAAAGCCGAATTTCGGGCAACTTTCACAGGGAAATATTGAACCACATGTGCAGATGCTCCGGATGCTTGCTACACAGTATTCAGCTGCAACGGGATTGGCGGTTACGGATGTTGGTGTGATAAATGATGCAAATCCGACTTCCAGCGAAGCAATTATTGCACAGTCACAGACCTTAATCCTTATGGCAGAACAGTTGAATAAATCAAATGGTGATGCATTGTATCGAATTGGACGGATGGCGCTTGCGATTGAACTTGGAACGATTCCGGATGAGCTTCCGGAAGACGCACATGAGTTGATTGTGCATTTTAAGAATCCGGCAATGCCAAGCGTGGCATCTACTACAGATGCAGCACTCAAAATTGCGACAGCGCGACAAGGATTTGCGCAGACGGATATTTTTCTTGAAATGATTGGTTTTGATCAGGCGGATATCCGGCGAATCAGAGCGCAGGAACAGAGAGCAAAGGGTGATGCTATCTTGACGGAGGAATTTGGAAATGCAGATAACGGAGAAGGCGTGGGTGGAATACATAACGAAGATGTCACAGATTAGCCAGAAAGCAGCGGATCTGATGCAGACTTGGGTTCAGAAGAACGGGTTTGAAAACGACAAAGCACTTCTGGATTATGCCTACGCACTGTCACAGCACTATGGACAGGCTATCGGTGCATTATCGTGCCAGATGTACGAAGCGACAGCGGCAGCACAAGGCGTGACGGTTCCAACTGCAGAAGTAGCAGATCTCCCGGACTATGGGGAAGTGGCGAAAGCAGTAAAAGGAACAAAAAAGCAGTCTCCCAACAATATTCCCGGAACGATTGCAAGGTTGGTAAAACAGGTAGGCGCAGACACGACACTGAAAAATGCAGAGCGTGATGGCGCACAGTTCGCCTGGGTTCCGCATGGAGATACCTGCGCTTTCTGCATTACGCTTGCATCCAGAGGATGGCAGTATATGTCAAAGAAAGCCATGCGGAATGGCCACGCGGAACACATCCATGCGCATTGCGATTGCGAGTATGCGGTTCGGTTTGATGGAAAAAGCACGATTGCAGGATATGATCCGGATAAATATCTGGAAGAATATTACGATTCCAACGGAGATATAAACGAAATGCGGAGAAAACGATATGAGCAGAACAAAGATATAATAAATGCGAGAAAACGGGAATTATATGCAAGTAAAAAAGCAGAAAACTTGAATAACCCATCAAAAAAACGGTAATATGGTATTAAAAGCCACTGATCGGAAACGGTTGGTGGTATTTTTATGCCTTTTTATGGCAACACGTGCCTTAAACGTGGCAACTAAAAACACTCAAATCAGGAGGGAAACAAGATGGCAGATGACAAAACATTCACTCAGGCGGAAATGGATTCAATCATAGAGGGACGCCTTGCGAGAGAAAGACAGAAATATGCAGATTATGATGACCTGAGAGAAAAAGCAAGTAAGTACGATGAGTACCAGGCGCAGAACAAAACGGAACTTCAGAAGGAAAAAGAGAAGTCCGATGCGCTTCAGGCAAAACTTAGCGCACTTGAAAAGAAAGACACTGTAAGACAGGTAAGAGAAAAAGCAGCAAAAGACACTGGTGTACCGGTAGAATTACTGACAGGGGAAGATGAGGAAACCTGTAAGAAACAGGCAGAAGCGATTATGAAATTTGCGAAGCCAAAGAGTTATCCGGGAACTAAGGGAAACAGGAAAAAGACAACAGAGTATAACGCAACGGATGATGCAATGAGAGAATTTGCACATCAGATTTTTGGTAAAGGAGAATAAAGAATATGGCAGCACTTATCAGTTCAGATTTTGAAATTCCGGCAGAAATTTCGCAGGGGATTTTTGAAAAAGCACAGAAAGGATCTACTCTGGCGCAGTTATCCGGAGCACGACCACAGAAGTTTGGAAAGCAGCAGGTGTGGGTACTTACATCACCGCCGAAAGCAGAGCTTGTGGGCGAGGCGGGGCAGAAATCACCAACTCCAACCGCATATGCATCTAAAACAGTAAATCCGTTTAAGTTACAGGTAACTATGAGATTTTCACAGGAAGTACAGTGGGCGGATGAAGATGTTCAGATTGGCGTACTGCAGGATCTTGCATCGAATGCCTCAATCGCACTGGGAAGAGCACTGGATCTGGTTGGCATCCATAAAATCAATCCGCTTACAGGAACGGTTTCAAGTCTTGTAAAA